TGCGAGTTAGCCTGCATCGCCTTGGCCCGTTCTTCCTCCATCAGTGCTTTTGCAGACTTGATGGTCATAAGGCCGCCCGCCGAGACTACCCCCGGCGCAGCAGAATTCGTGATGTTTAATCCATACTGCATATGCGTCACTATTCAACGTTGTGGGGGAAAGACCTCGCTGCCAAGCAGGACTCAAGTGTACGCATAGGCGACTCTCTTGACCTCAACTGCTTTACGAGTCCACGCATCCCCGGTTACGTTGCCATCAGCGTGTAGACATGCGTATTGATGGGCGTCAGCGATATGGGAATGCGAATTCTTCTCTGGCTTGTCGTCGACCTCGCCATTGGTCCGAATTTTATACCTATATCCGCCGCGAAGGGAAGCGATTAGGTGTGTGCAGCTTGGATCAATGAGATGCCCCGGCTTACCGTCTACCGTTCTGGTAAGGAATTTATCGACAGCATTGATACGTGCCACAACGCTGTTGGACTTAGCAGGCAAGACACGAAACCCTTCCTGCTTAAGAATATCAAACACACTGCGTTCATCGGTCTGCGCCCGCTGCTGCCCCGCAGGATCTCCGATGATCAGCACGTTCATCCCCGGAAAGCGGTTAGCCAGTAGAGGTTTAAGTTTCTCACGACTGAATCGCAAAATACCCATGCCGTCGCTAACCAGGTCGGCGAATGTGAGAAGTCTGCCTTGGGCGTCGACCTGATTGACTGTACACGCAGGCGTGAGTCCGAAGTCCATCCCGATGATGAGTGGATGGGTCTGGAGCTTGATGTGGTTGAGCGGCTTGCTTGAGACGTGTGTATCTCGATCAAAAGCTCGGAATACAGGCTGCCCAGAGAGCGACTTGCCGAACTCTCCGTGAACGTAGACGTCGATCCAGTCTTCACTTTTGCCCTCGCACAAGTTCTCGTAATAGCCGTCGGGGAGGTATTGCACCCAGTCTGCTTCTTGACTCAAGCCGCTAGGCTGGATGGTCACGTGCATGTTCTGCGGCGGGTCGTTAAGCAGCCCTTCCCAGAAGGTGTCCATGTCCGGTGGGTTCGTCGCGCCCCAGACCTTGTGGATCTGCTTGCCCGAGTCATCGCACGCTCCAACACCATTCATTGTCTTATCCGGGTAGCGACCAAGGCGACCAGTAAGAGCGTTATAGATGTCAGGGTTGATCTCTCGAAATTCATCCATGACGCCAAACGTGAGCTGGAGGGACAGAAGACGACGTACGTCATTAGCATCATCAAGACCGCGAAACAAAATCTCGCACTCAACGTCGTCAAACTTAAGGGTGAACCTCGAGTTCGTTTTTTCCAAAATGCCAGCTTCGCCATCGGGGTACCACTTCAAAAAATCTGGGATGGTCGTGTCCCACAACATCTGACGCGTGTTACGAATCACAGCCACCCTGCTGCGCCGGATACCGTCGCTGCACTTGGCCACTCGCTTGGCCTCGTAGCTGATCTTGATAAGGGACGCCGTGGTCTTGGTGGACCCCACAGGCCCCACAACAAAATTGGCAAACTTGTCGGACGTGAGAAACGGTACTACCGACTGGGGTGGGTTGTAGACCAGGTTAGCCATTGATCCCCCCGTACATCACCCACTCCTTGGCCTTCTCCAGCATGAAGAGCGCCTCTGCCCGGGTCATGTGCGACGAGCGAATGAACAGATCGTTGTCCGTGTCATACCCGATGACAAGCACGTCAGTCAGATCTTCCCGGCGGTGGTCGAGGGAGTCGATCGCCTGCTCAACTGTGTAGTGAGCTGATGCTGGCAGCTCGATGACTTTTTTGTTATTCATCCGTCAATAGTCACAGGGGTCGGCCCTGCGTTGGGTATGTTGATCGTGATACTGAACCGCGGCGCGGCCCCGGCGTCTGCCTGCTGTGCGCCCTTCTTCTCGGGCTTCAGTCCTGAGACGTCCACGAGCGCGTTGAACACCGACAGCTTCTGCAGTATGGACGACTCGGTGCCCACAGCCTGCTTGAACATCTGGTCCATCACCTGCTCAGCCATGAGCCCGGCCTTGAGCCTGAAGGTCACGCCCTCTCGCTCAAACTCAGCTCGTTGTCGTTGTACAGCTTGAATGAACGGAGGCCATTGGCTGAGCCTGGCCCACTTGTCCCCCTCGAACCCAAACCGCTCGGCCACCACGGTGGGATCCTCTACTCCAGCTGCACACTCCCACACCAGCTGCGCCGGCACATCCAACGTGTGGTGTGCCTCCATTGCCTGCGGGCTCAGCGCAAACTCGTTGTATTCAGCGTGGGTGATGAGATCTTCGTTCATGCCGGTTCAGTGGTCTTGGCAGTGCGCTCCGCCAGGTAGCTCAGAAGGGCTCGACGAACTAACTCACTCATAGGCACGCCAGTGTCAATGGCCACGCGTTTGAGCTCGGCCACGACCTCCTCCGGCAAGAAGAAATTGTGTCGCTTCAATCTGTACCTCCAGGCTTGACCTCGTCAAGCTCATTGGGCGATGCGGGCTCCGTGTGAGTGGCCATGGCCAACAGCTGCGGCTGTCCCTGGCGATTGATCTTGCTGACCAAGTTCATCAGGAACCCCGCTGAGTACGGCACGTTCACACAGTGCTGCAATGCAATCATCACCGCGTCGATCTCGTTGCTATCCAAGCGCAAGTCGATCTCAGGAAACTGGGGCTGCATCACTTCTTGAGGCCTTTCAGCGTTTGTGCCAGGCGAGCTTCTTTGCCCACCTTGCCACCCTTCGCCGCGGCTGCTTTTAATTTAGCGGCCGGAATTTTTTCGCCCTGGGGCACGCCCAAGTTGCGATGCAGTGCGCCCTTGTTCTTGGTGGCTTGGGCAATCCAGTTCTTCGTGGCCATTATTTCTTCCCCTTTTTCTCGTACTTGGCTTCCGCCTTGGCGTATCCAGCCTTTGTGGGAAACGCTTTCTTCTCAGCGGCTTCTTCCTTCTTGGACTCTTTGCCCTTGAAGAGCGACTTCATTGCGGGTTTGGTAGCCATGGGGCCTCCTAGTGATGATGTGCGTATGTTACCTGCGAGGGCTGAGCTGTCAAGTAGTGGGGGGTGCGGGCGGGGCGCTGAGGGCAACGGGGTTAGGTGTGTAGACGTGTGTATGTATGAAAAAATGAGACTTGTTGTATGAGCAACAGGTGAAGAGGGGCCGGCGTCGCCAGTCCATGGGTCCATCCCCCCACCCGGGTCATCCAACCGGCAGGGCTGTAGGTACAACGGCCCACCTTGCATCCAACTGCCAGGGCTGTTGATGAGAGCGATGATCGTATCGTAATCGAACGGGTTAGACCTACGGAATCACGCGAAATAACGTGGCCCGGCGTAGGCGAGATGAGTACGTGGACAGCGTCAAGGGGGAACTACGCCCCTGAGAGCTGGCGAAGCGGAGATCTGTAGGTGTAGAACCTAGAACCGGCCACCGGACGTAATGGGTGAGTCTTTCACCCGCCTAATGCTTCACTGCATGGGTACATATCGCAGATTGACGGGTCTGACCAACAAATAGCCGTTGCGCCTAGATTCAACGGACGGCGCGAATAGTCCGACATTTCACGCCCTACTAACGTGGGGCTTGAGTGTGTGCCTTGTTTCAGGGTTCACATCAAAGCCTCCCCATTCACTCATTTACCTGGAGATTACTATGTCCCGTGAAACCATTCTCAAGAAAATCGGCGCAATCGGCAAAAAAGCCAAGACCTTGACTGGCGACATTCAAGAGTGCGCTACTGACTGCGCTATCCATGCTGTTCAGCATGGTGACGTTACCCTGGCCGATCAACTAGTTGACGCCCTTGGCAAAGGCCTGCGCCGCGCTAGCCTGCGTGCGTGGTTTGAACGCCACGCCCCTATGTACTTGCCCAAAGGCAAGGACAAATTCGGATTCGATGCCGAGCGCGCCAAAGACATGAAATCCATGCCCGAGGCCGAGCTGCGCGAAGCCCTCATGGCCCTGCCCTGGGAGGAAGCCAAGCCCGAGGAGCCCATCGTGTCCGTGTTCGACGTGTCTGAGGCCGTTGATAAGTTCATCAAGCGCTTGGAGAAGCAAGTCGCCGAGGCCAATGTGACCATCAAGAATCGCAAGCTCTTGGAGGAGATCGCTCACGCCGCTAGCGTGTACCACGCCGAGCAAGTGCTCAGCACCACGGTGGACCGCACCGCCGAGTAATCCAACCGGCCGGGCTAACCATGCCCGGCCAACTCCTGGAGGATTAAATGTCACGTGTTCATAGAATTTATGCCGGTGGGTCACAGTCGCTCGCCGCCGCCTGTAACACCAAGCCCATATCACATCCGGTAGTGGGTAAGGGTCAAGCGCCTGACAATGTGCCGTTATACACACCTGCTCGCTTTGCTGGCCGTGCCCCATCACGTGGTTCAGCCATGGGCAACTTGTGTGACACCCTGGCCGTGTTCGGCTGTAACGTCAACCCTCGAACTACCGGGACCACAAGGGGTGAGGCTGAGATTATTTCAACTCGCCCAAAACTAGTGTGAGGGATGTGCGGGCCGCAGGCCCGTCGCGTTTCGCGTCACCTATCACGCCCTACAGTCGTCTGCGTGGCCGCGCTGGCAATTTTCTGGGGGTGTCCACGGGAAAATTCTCCGGAAAATTGTGTAGTACTGAATTTTCCCAATGAAATCAATGACTTATGATTTTTTTGTAATACTCTTTTTACTAATTTTCCAATTTTCCATTAAATAATAGGCCGAGTACGTAGCGAGGGATGATGTGGCCACAATGCGATTACGCATACACACAATC